ATGCCAAAGAATATAGAAATACGTAATAGTACAGCTGAGTTTCTCATCTTCATGCTTGAAGGCAAGGAGGATGGGATTCAGGTGATGTATAAAGGTGAGACAATTTGGGCTACACAAAAGGCTATATCGCAGCTTTTTGATGTGGGAGTACCTGCAATCAGCAAGCATCTTAAAAACATCTTTGAGAGTGGAGAGTTGGTTGAAAATTCAGTTATTTCCAAAATGGAAACAACTGCTTCGGATGGCAAGAACTATAACACGACATTCTACAATCTCGATGCCATTATCAGTGTCGGATATAGAGTTAATTCTGTTCGTGCCACTCAGTTCCGGCAGTGGTGTACGTTTGTACTCCGCCAGTTTGCTATTCGCGGATATGTGCTTGATCATAAGCGAATGGAGAACGGGGCTTTCTTAGGTGTGGATTACTTTGAGCATTTGCTTGCCGAAATAAGGGAGATAAGGTTGAGTGAACGTCGTTTTTATCAGAAACTCACGGATATCTATGCTACGGCTATAGACTATAACAAGGATGCTCCGACAACACGTCTTTTCTTCAAGAAGGTACAGAACAAAATGCACTATGCTGTGCATGGGCATACCGCTGCAGAGTTGATTGTAGAACGAGCTAATGCGAATAAGGAACACATGGGTTTGACCACTTGGGAAAATGCTCCGAATGGAAAAATTGTCAAAACTGATGTGTCCGTAGCAAAGAACTATTTACGAGAGAAAGAATTGGATGAAATGGGCAGAATGGTCAATGCGTTCCTTGATATGGCAGAAAGTATGGCTAAGCGTCATATCCCTATGACAATGGAAGATTGGGCAAAACGAATAGACAAATTCATTAATTTATTTGATAGCCCAATATTGCAGGACAGCGGAAAAGTTTCTGCCGAATTTGCTAAAGAGTTTGCTGAATCAGAGTTTGAAAAGTACAGGATCATTCAAGACCGTCTTTTCCAATCTGATTTTGATAGATTTGAGGATAACAGTCTTCCTCCATTGGATGTGGAATAATTATGATGCCATTCGGAAGTTGGCAAAATCAATCTTAGGAATCTGGCAGATTCATGTCGTTAAATTGGCAAGCGTTCGTACAATAGTTCTGTGTTCATCATATAATATCTGCATTTATGGTGGCCGACATTACTCCGGAATACCGACATTGGAACTTGAATTATGAAAAACGATTCCTAAAAGAGTTTGCGAAAGAGCAAGAACAGTTCCTGAAAGACGGAAATAAGTTCCTAAAGGTGATGAAGTGTTCCTGAAAGAAACTGCTGAGTTCACAAAAGAGTTCATAAAAGAACCGGTAGGGTTCATAAAAGAGTTCGTAAAAGAACTACTGAAATACGCTTGTCTATGGTATCTGTCAAACAGAGCCTACAAAGATGTTGGACAACACTCCAAAATACGATGCACATGGAGTGAAAACGAACTCCATAGTTGCTATAAAGTTCAATCCTGCTTGCTGGGGGATTGGCAGGTTCTCACGAGCGATTTATCGCTTGGGGTATTGAGTTACCCTAACTCAATAAGGTTTGTATAATGGGCAAGCCCTATATGCATTTAAGTAGGCGAAATTCGATACTGTTTCAAGTAGTGTGTCTGAGGTGAGATAAAAAGAAAGTCTACGGATTTCTTTAGATTTGTAAAAGAGAAAACAACAAATACAAAAGAATCGTAGACTAATGGATTTCACAAAGGAACAACTTTCCGAGGTATTATGCAAGCATGCGGAAAGAGAAAACGGTCTCCAGGACCTGATGGAGATAATGATTGAGAGTATGATGGTCGCTGAAAGACGAGAGTATTTGCGCGAAGACGGCCTGCCGGGAGATAAGGGTAACGGCTTCAGGGAGGGCCACACATACGGTCAAGGCCGGACACTGACGTTCCGGATACCGAGAGACCGCTATGGCAACTTCCATCCGCGTATATTAGCAATATTAAGAAATCAGGAGGAAGAGTGTGAGAGGCTTGCCGGCACACTGTACAGCAAGGGTCTGACACAGGAGCAGGTCGGAGATGTCTTCAATGACATCTATGGAGAGCACTACAGCAAGGCGAGCATCTCGAGGATGCTGGACTACCTGCGAAAAGATGTCCAGGAGTGGCTGGACCGCAGTCTGGAAGCATACTATCCGGTCCTCTTCATCGACTGTGTACACATAAAGATCCATCGCAAGCGCAGTGTGGACACGGAAGCGTTCTATGTGCTTCTGGCCGTGAAGGAAGACAAGACGAGAGAAGTGATAGGCATCTACAACAAGCCTACGGAAAGCGCCCACGGATGGGGTGAGATGCTTAATGACATATATGAGAGAGGTGTCGAGAGGATAGGTCTAATATGCGCGGATGGTCTGAAAGGACTTGAGGATGTGATAGCCGAAGTCTTTCCTAAAACGCCCTTGCAGCGCTGCACGACACACCTGAAGCGCAGCGTCATCAGCGACGTGCGCATTGGTGACAAGCGAGAAGTCGCGGAGGATCTCAAGCAGGTGTTCCGCACCGGTGACAGGAACTACACAGTGGAGAAGGCTTGGGTGGAGTGGCAGTCATTCTGTGACAAGTGGGGGCGGTACTATAGGACAATAAAACGTAGGCGTGATGACTGTTCCTACAAACTGTACTTCACGTACCTGAATTATGACCACCGTATACAGTCGATGATCTACACGACAAACTGGATAGAACGGCTCCAGAAGGACTTCAGGAGGGTCACCAGGATGCGAGGCGCGATGCCTAACGAGGAATCGGTGCTCCTGCTTATGGGCAAGACCGCAATGGATAAGAAATCGTACCTGAGGCAGGTACCAAGAATAGATCTGGACGCGACTTTATTCCCTCCGGAGAAGGCGGCACCGCAGCCGGAATATACGACCTCCGGCTGCTACGAACCGAAGCTGCGCGAGTTCGCTTGAATGGCTCGCTCCGCTTCGGCCGTTGCCGAAAAGGGCGAAGTATATAAAAACTGATTATATTTGCACATCTAAAGACTCCGAAAGACCGGCTCCGGACACACTAAGTGAAACACTACCCGAAATTCGTATTTTGTCGAGAAAGTAATACCAGAGCTGGCAAAAAGAAAAAATGTCCAAATAACGCCTTTTTCTCATCAATCAGCTTGCTGAAGGATTTGGTAATCTCAAACGACCGATTGGTTGCTTGGGGGATTATGCTACCCATATAAGATAATGTCTGTACAACGGGCAAGCCCAATCAATGGCAGCGACCGATTCCGTGAATTATCATGAAACCAGTCGTTGCGCTTGAACTTTGACTTATATACGAATAGGCACTTTTAGAATAAAGTCAAGTGGGGGATTAGTAGTGATAATCAGGCATGAACCGATAAATGCCACGGCTTTCCTGAATCACCATCCGTTTGTTCGTGAGGAACTTAATCAACTCTACAATCTTGTTGTGATTCAATTTCGTTCCTGCCAGTTCGTAGGCAGTGGTCAGTTCTTCTTCCAAAGCCTTATATCCCGAAATAGTCTCTTTACCGTCAAAAGCCAGTTCGAGAGCTTTGCGATGGATGGCTTCTGGAATATCCCTATAAGGGGAGAACGGTTCCTGTTTGGGACGACCTGCGCTCTTCTTTGTCGGCACATAGTCCGGCAGAAGTTCGGGAAGTGATTGGTCATTGATGCAGAAAGCGAATGGCAGGAAGTCTTTGGAACGGGTATGCACACTTTCCACTTTACTGATGTTGCTGTCGTCCTTGTCTTTCTCGATTTGGATGACAGTCTCAGCCTTGTTGTTGATTTCCGTGCCAATGTGCCCTCGTGCGTTTTCATCGCTTTTGTTCTGGTGAAGGATGGTATGAAGATGAATCTGGTGCTCGTCAGTCCACTGCATAAGTTTGGATATTACGCATGTGGCTTCACTCGGTGAATTGATGTCATAAACCAAGTCACGTATTCCGTCAATCACCACGAAACCGAGACCCTCAATCTGACTGATGGCATCGTCTATGATAGCCAAACGCTCCTTCGGATTGAATTTGCGTAGAGCGAGAAAATAGAAACGGCCGCAATCCTCATTAGCCGGCAACTCTGCCAGTTCCATGATACGATGCATCACAATCATACAATGGTTCTGACTCTGCTCTGTGTCAATGTAAAGGATGCGTTTTTTCCCGTCAGGAAAATCCGTTGTGTAGTTAAGGACTTCCTTTCCGGACAAAGCTGCTGCCACCATAGCAGACACATTGAAAGTCTTTTTGCTTTTAGCCTTGCCTATGGATGCACTGAAATTTCCCAATGTCCCGACAGGCACTCCACCTATTTTCAGAACTTCCGGCTCCTGCTCGTACTCCTTTTCCAAGCTGAGCATGGTATCTTGCCATCTTGTAGCGACCTGGGCAAGATCTTGAATGGGTGTTGGCGTTTCCATACTCACCAGTTTTTAGGGTTAGGCTTGCGACGATGTGAGGCATACATCGCTTCGTTTTCCTCATCGTATGTGAGAGGTACTGACGTTTTGCGTGATGCTTCCAGCCATTTGTCGAGCTCGTCACGATAGATATAGAGGTGCTTTCCTTGCTTGATTACCGGAATGCTGTCCTTCTTTATCTTGTAATAAAAGGTGGAGATCGGCATTTTCAGATATGCACAGGCTTCCTGTACCGTCATAGGTACGTGCAGATTCTCCTTTGGTTCACTTTGACGGTTAAGAGTGTCTCTAAGCAAATTTTCCATACTTGCGATTCGCTCGCATAGTTCGCCTACCACTTTCGGCAGGTCGTTAAAAGTTAACTCAGTTGCAGTCATATTATCAATAATTTAAATTAATATGCTGCAAACCAATAGAATGAAATCTTACAGAAATTCGTCAGCAGGAAGAATGATTACCGTCTGCACGGTTTAATTCTCAAGTATTGTTATGAAAGCGGAAATCTCCTTTGTCCGGCACGTCAATAGGGATGTCGCATGGGGCATTAACACGCAAATTGGCTTCCAGATATTCTATATCAGCGTTTCGCAATTCGTATGGGAAAGATGATTTGATAAATACCGCCCTGTCGCGGCGGGAGACTCCAAGCCGTTCTCCGATATTCCAAGCCAAATGTCTTAAAGAGGGAGAACTGAGCTTCGTTTCTTTCGTTGAATGGATTGGCTGGCAGTCTGTCACCCGATTTTCGGCAAGACACTCGATATTGTGGAATAACGTGCTGATATTCTCCTTTGACAGATATTTCGAGGTCTTTTCCACCACATATTCATGGATGGCTATCATGGTATCCCTTTTCCGTTTCACCTCTTTCAGTTGCTCTTCCACGAGAATGCTCTCATATTTTTCCAAACTGTCAGGCATTTGCTTCAGTATAACCGGTTGAGTCTCTGTTATAGAATTATTTGGGCTAACCTCTTGCGAACAATTATTTTGTACTTGCTCTTTTATGGCACAATTGTTAATACTCTTATAAAGTCCCACCATTACTTTGCGGAATACGGCAAAGGTCAAAATGAGCATTACCAAAGAAATAATAAAAATGGTGACATCAAACAGGATGTAGTGATTGAACTTTTCACCAAGATTGTATGCGGTGAGTGCCGAGAGTGAAACGATTACCACTCCAACGAGACTGCTGATGTCCGCTGTTTTCTGAACTTGTACATTATTCTCCATATAGTTGTGATTGTTTACAATTCTATGCCACAAAGTTCAGCACTAATTTCTATATAACCATAAATACTAATGGTTGTTGGACAGATATTTATAAATAATTATGGTTAGAATATGAATCATACTCAGAAATCATACTCTAACCGTATAAAAAGCGGTGTTTATGCCCGTTAGTTCTTACGAATCAGGGAGATTTTATTGCTGGCTTTTCGCTTGTTGCTATCCACTACTTTCATGTATCGTTGGGTAGTGGTGATGCTTTTGTGCGCCATGATACTTTGAATGGTTCGGATGTCAGTTCCGGCAGCCGCCTGCAAGGTGGCAAATGTTCTCCGGTACGAGTGGAACGTGATGTTTTTGGTGATACCGGCAGTTCGAATCCACTCTTTCATGGGGTATTGCGTCCAGCATCTTTTCAAACCTTTGAATACCAGCCCTGTCTTTTCCGGGGAATAGCCGATTAATTGCAAGGCTTCGTCACTAATGGGTATGATATCTTCTGTCTTTGTCTTTTGAGTGACGGTATGGACGCATTTTCCTCCGGCTGCAAAGTCAACGATTTCTTCCCATCGCAATGTGAGAATATCGCTTATTCTCAAACTTGTCAGGCAAGAGAACAACGAGGCGGTTTTCAGTACCGGTATCTTGCAAGGTGTTTCTGCCAATCTGTACAGTTCTTCTACGCTGAGATAATCTTTGACGACATCTTCCGGTTCTATTTTCTCCAAGAAATCGTTTACATTGGAATGAATCAGTTTATTGCGATAGAGTATTTTGAGGAATCCTCTGAATGTGGACCAGTAGCCCACGGCTGAATTGCGTGATATGGGACGCTCCGGACGTCTCAGTTGCTTCGCATTGAGCAGATACTCTCTGAACTTGTTGCATAAGTCCACATCAATCTCCTCGAATGAGCATTTACCGCCCACGAAATTGCAGAAGTGCAGATAGACGAACTCCCATTTCTGGTCGTGCTTGCGGAGTGTCTTCTTATAATAGGCAAGGAAATCTCCTTTCATCTTGCTCTTGTCAAAGAAATCATACCGCTCATTGACGATGGATTCAAAACGTCGGCATCGGATAGCTTCCGCCTTTTCCGACATGATGGCATTGAAGTTCTGTTCCCGTTGATTCTTAGGGTCGGCATAGATGTAGATGCCCAAAGATTCATGACGGATTACCTTCATACTCTCTTTGTCGCGATAACCGGGATAATAATCCAGATAGAACGACAACATGTTTTTCTTTAGAGGTCTTGTCCTCAATGTTACAGTTTTACATTCGTGCATAATGATAAATATTATATTTGGTGAATAATCTGTTGCAAATCAATACAATGAAACAACGCTGATGACTGCCATTACTGAAAATGATTCTTGTCTGTGCAGAATAATTCTCAGATGCCGGATTTTTCAGCCATAACCTTGTCAAAATCCTCTTTCAGCAGGAACATCGACTTGCCGTGGTGCATCTTCCGTATGCTGTTGTACCTCGCATAATTGTAGACATCATCCCTGCGAATGCCGTATTTTTCCATCGCTTCGGCTACGCTGTAATACCTTTCCCGTTGGTCGAAGCCACCGTTTTTGATGATGTCGATATGGTCTTTTGAATACTGGACTTTGCCATAAACGACACGGGACGGGATTTTATGGCGATGCACAAACGAACATCGGGCATCTTTGCTCATGCCGTAGATTTCTTCCATTTGCTCTGCACCAATCCATTCCTTGATATTGTCAGCCGCTTGGTACTTGGCAAAGAATCGGTCAACTGACAGTTGCTCGTAATAGTTGAACCCACCATGACTGATTTTAGGAATGTCGTTTTCACGGCACAGCTTGCAAATGGTTTTCCTGTTCATCTGATAGGTCGTTGCAATTTGTTCGGATGAGTAATAGCCTTCAGGGATTACAAAAGTTTCTTTCGGCCGGTCGCATTCCTTTTCCCGTTTCTTGGGCGTATATGTTCCATCACGATGCTCAATATAGACTTTTTCAAACTCCGAACGGAGCACCATTGTCCGGCTTCCTTGCTTGAACCGCTTGATGTCGTACTTGTTGACATAGTAGCTGATATTAATCTTGGTAAGTCCGTATTTCTCGGTGATTTCATCGTAGGTATAGTAGTCGGGATTCAGCTTCTCCTGCTTTTCCTTAATCGCGTCTATATGGGCACGGGAATAATACACCTCGTGGTGGCGGTTGATTCGGGGGATATTGTGTCGCATGGCAAAGGTGACAACGGCATTACGGCTCATACCGTATTTGTCCATAACCTGCTCCGGAGTATAGTAACTCGCTGGATTGATTTCCTCGGCAAGGTCCGCGAAGTATTTGTCTATAAGACTGCGGTTGTAAAATACCCGATTGCCCTCTTCAATCTTCGGAATGTTATACAGCTTGCATCTGCGGTAGAGGGTTTTCTTTTGGATTTGGTACTTCTCCAATACCTCATTCGTGGTGTAATAGAGTGCAGTCTGCTTCCTTCCATAATTACGTTTCTTGTAATCAGGAGCATTATCGAACATCTTTTCAATGTCCGACTTGCGGATAATGGTACGCCCACGAAGTTGTAAAGCCCGGATGATTCCGACAGCCATGTGGCGATAGATTGTCGCACGACTGATACCTAAAAGGGTAGCGGCTTCGGCAGGGGAGAGATACAACTTGCTTCCCACGATGCCGACTTCCTGCATGGGCTGCTCATTTTGCCGTTCCTCGTAAGCCTGCAATCGTTGCTTCCGCTTCTTCTCTTTGTACGCTTTTTCATTGCACGATTTGCTGCAATAGCGTGTTACCATTGTGTGTGCTATAAATGGTTTGCCGCACCACTGGCATTTTCTCTGTACTTCCATATATTTGCTTTTTGCACATATATGCCTTGGTCTCGGCATACAATCAACACGAGGTTGTTGTCTGCACTCGACTTTCGGCAATATTCGTCGCCTTTAATTTCGTCGATTCTGTCTCAACGCGTCTCACAATTTCTCACAGCGTCTCACACTGTGTCTTCTATAGCGGTTTGGCACATTCTCATTGCGTCTCACATCGTGCCTAAGATGTCGCTATGATGAGTGCGAAGTGTCCGCTTATTTGTTCGGCGGTAGAATTATGGTACAAAATGATGCTGGAAATCCGCAACCAGTCCGATTTGACTGAAAACAGCATAAAAAGAAAAGCCACTGGTTCTCAGCGGCTTTCTTCTAATTGGCTATGGTTGTTTATGGCTGCTTACAAGCCATCATTTCCCTATGCCGAATGTTCCTAACCTTATCTTTTATCATTGATTTTCAATGTTTTAGTTGTTTTAGATAAGAGCAACAGCAACAGAATAGCAACAAATTTGCAGAAAACCCTGTTTCGGGTCTTGTCTTCTGCTGACAAAGATATGGAATTTGAGTTAACACGCAAAGAATGTCGTCATCAGGGGTAATTTCGCCAATCAACTCAGAGAGGGAAGACACGGAGACACGAAAAAGGCGGTCTTTGAACCGCCCATCTTCTTATTTATATGTCAGTTTCTTGTCAGCCTTGAACAGATTTCGGTAAACCGAGTATTCAACCTCAAAATAATGCGTGTCGATGAGTTCTTTCATGGCGTGGGGGTAAAGCCTGAAACGGACAACGTCTTTCCCGTTTGATGTCTTGACACGCTTCAAGACAATGAATGTCAAAGGCGGGTATTCTTTCTCCCAATATCTTTCGGCGTAACCCTCTCCGTTTGTTCTCTTGTAAGAATCGTACATTGTTTCTGTGGCTGATCGCATACTTTCACAAAGAGAGATAAAGAACGGAAACGAGTATTCTGCATGCCCCTTGAACATTTTGTCATAAAAACGGGGCGTTATCGTCAAAACCTGACCAACTTTAAGTGAGTCCATTTGATTATAGTCTTTCTCTGAGATAAGAGCAGCCATCATCATTCTTTTATAAATCCATTCTGTCTGTAATGCTGGATAATGCCAACTGTATTCTTTGAAGTCAAGAAACATATATCTCTTTTTCTGATAATCGCCAATGAAAAGGCTGTTGAAGTTCTCAATGGATACGCCCTCCCCAAGATAAATGAGTTTTGTATTCTTTCGGCTCTCCCATTGACCTGTCTCGCTGTTTTGCTGCCAAAACATGGCGTTCTTGATTTCTTTTGACTTATAAGAGAGTTGTTCAGGCTCTTTGTTAACCCTGTCTTGTGCCGATATACTCAGAGAGGCGAATAACGCCGCTGTCAAGATTAAAATCGCTTTTCTCATTGTTCTTTGTGTTATGCCTCTGCCACCGCCTTTGTCTCAGAAGCGCACACAAGAAACGTGGGCACTCCTTGTTGGTCAGAGGCATCGCCAAACGCCCGAACACTCCACAAGGAAAATGCCCACGTATATGACGCGGGCATCCACCATTGCTTCTGAGTGTTCTGAATTTTTGGCGATTTTCTGACCTCAACTGCAACAGCAAACGCTATTTTGTTCAAATATGTCGTGCCAAAGGTACTGAAAATCTCAAAATTTCCGATAGTTTTTCCGATTTATTTTCTTATAAGATAATCAGATAAAGCGTTTAATCAGGCTGAAAAGCTCTTTCCTGAACAGTATCAGGACAATGACCAGCAAGCCCCAGAAACCGTACATCTGTGTTTTCTGCCACCAAGTCAGTTCACGTTCAACCTCAACCGTTTCATAGACGGTTCTGTCCTTGTACCTGTAAACGATGCTGTCTTTCCGTTCAACAGGCGTTTCAACCTCAAACGGCTTTTCCTGTGGCTTTGTGTTCAGGTCATGATACAGCGTACCGTCAGGGTTTATCCGTGCGTCAGAGACGGCGTAGTCATTTTCCAAGTGTGAAGTGCTGTCGGCTGTTGTCCTCTCCGCTGTCTGAGCGGGGATTTCAAGATAAACGGTGTCTTTGACATATTCTGTCCGTGTCTGAACCTCGACCCTTACGCTGTCCTGCTGATGTGTTGTTTCGGTCAGGCGGCGTGTCGTTCCACAACCGCCCAACAGAAACATCAGCGATATGAAGATAAGAACCCGTTTCATTGTCAGTTGTCTTTGATGAAGTTCAGAATGCCGTTGACATGAAGCCCGATGATCGTCTTTTTCCCTGTCTCGGACAGAAGATAGGCGACATCCTCTCTGTTGTCCTGAAAAAGGTTCTCAGTCAGGACGGCGGGGCATTTCGTATGTTTGAGAATATAAAAATGCGCCTCCTTGTCAGGGTCTCCGTCAGTCATGTCCTTTCTTATCTTGAAGCCCGCTTTCTCGGCTTCACGGTAAAGACAGGTGGCAAGTTCATCAGCCTTTGTCTCGCCGACAGAAGTCCAAGCCTCCCAGCCCCGTGCGTTCATCCATTGACCGTTTCCCGCAGCGTTGCAATGAACTGAGATAAGAATAACATTCTTTGTGCCGAACTTATCGCAGACTGCATTCACTCGCTGACAGCGCACGACAAGAGGGATATCAGTTTCTTCCGTGACTATGCGTTCAGCGTCAAAGCCCCGTTCTTTCAGTTCTGAAACAATTCTCTCGGCTATCTCTCTTGCGTATGCGTACTCTCTCAGAGAACCGTCAGGGGAACATTTCCCCTTTGTGTCAACTCCGTGACCGTTGTCTATTAAGATTTTCATCTGTTTTTTGTTTTAAGTTAGATACACCCGATAATAATCCCGATAAGGTCGCACAAAAGGTCTTTCTTTTCAAAAGACCCCTTTTTGAGCCATTTGTCCCAAACAAACTCTTTTGCGATACCGACAAAAGCCGTTATCAGAACAGCCCACCACAGGGGCAGGACAAGGTTCAGAACGCGGACTAAGACGGAACAGCATAAAATATGCAGGAGACCGTCTTGACCGATGTAATTCAAAATCTTCTCTTTCATTGTTTATTCCTCCTTTTTATCTGTTGATTTATCTTTGTTCTTTCTCTCGCTCAAAGCCTTGTTTATTCCGCCGCCAGCCATGAATCCGCCGACACAGAGAACAAACAAGCCCAAAGCGTCAAGGTCTGTTTTCAGACTCCCGTTCACACAAACATCCCATATCAGGCAGAAGCACACGCACAGACCTATTAAAGCCCAGACAATGCTTGAAAGTACAAGGGCAAAAGACTTGCTGCTGTCAAGGGTGTTAGCCCTTATCAGGCTTTTCAGATATTCAGCTATCTTCATTCTCATCTTTATTGTCTGTTTCTTTATTGTCCTCATAGAACGCATCATAATCCCCAGCTGCAAGTTTTTTCAGGCGGCAATATGTACGCTTCGGTAACCGCCCTTTGAAACATTCATCATCAGGGCGCACACAAATGTTGTGTTCAGCTTCTTTAAGGGCAAGTTTCAACTCGTTATTCTCACGGATCAGGGCGTTGTTCTCTCTCTCCTGTTCATGCTTCTCTGCATATAACTTGTCGAGACGGTCATTAAGTTCCTTAATCTTTTCGTCCTGTTGTTCTATACGCTTCTGCAAGCTCCCCACAAGGGATTTCATCACATTAAGTTCCTTTTCATCAGCCTCAATGTTCTTCATTCGGCGTTCAGGTTTCATGAAAAACAGGAATTTTATCAACCCTATACCGCCAAGAGAACTGACAGCCAGAACAACAACTTTCACTATTTCGCTTAATACATCCATGAGGTTTTGAGTTTAATTGAGTTTGAGACAAAGGTACGATAAACTGATTATATTGTAATCACACAAGGGCGTAATTTTCCATTTTAGCCTCCAATTCATTAATCCTGTCACGTTTCAACTGTCTTTCAGTCGAAAGGCTGTCGATGTCATAAGGAAGCGGTGCGCCCGTCAGGGACGCTTCATAACACTTCATGACCCGATAATCGGTCGCAGAAAGCTCATCTTTCAAGGTCTGAATTTCAGCCCTGATTTTCTGAACATCAAATTTCTTCACATATTGATACCCGATGTGGTCGCCCGCATCATAAGGTATAGGGATGATGACAAAATCAGGGTCATCGCATGAAAGGCTGTCCTCGACAATCTTGTCAACAGGCTTCCATTCATCTGACAGGTTCTGAACCTGTTCTTCAACACTGACCGTCCGTGCGTGTGAAACGCCGTCTTCATCAACCCAGTTCTCCGTGAACTCCGAGAGGAAGCGGGAATTCAAAATGCCCCCCTCAATGTAACCGTATTCAATCAATTCTTCTTCCATGATAAATTAGTATTTATATTTTGAAACAACCCAAACTTGAACATTCTCCCCGTTGATTGCCGCTTTTACAAAATGAGCAATAAGCTCCTGCCCCTCGCTGACATCATAATACTCGTTTTCTGTATGGTCATCAAATATCTTCTGACCGTTTCTGGGATAAATCCGCATGTAACCCGTCCACCATTGTTTGAAGATGATTGTTTGACCCTCACGGGTTGATGCAGGGAGGTATACTTTTGCCTGACCGCTTGTAAAGCCAACAACAAGGCTCATAGCGTCTGTTATATATGTGCTTGTTGCTGTGATATATTTAACGCCGTAAATAAGCCCTTTTATTTTCAGGTTGAAGAAATAACCGCCGTATGACGGGGCTGTCCCTGAGTTTGAGGCATACCCGTACATCCCTGCGATAAGTCTTTCATCATCCCCCAGCGACCATTCGCTTTTATTAAGACTTCCAAAACCGAGAGCACATATAGCAGCCCGCTGGTCCACTCCTGTTGAAGCCGCCACACATTGAGTTCCCGCCCTGTTCGCGAAGATACCTGTCGGGGACATATAGCTGACCGTGCTTGAATTGTTCTTTGAACGTGTCTCAACGATTCCGCTTCCAGCATCAAGCGTGATGACAGAACCGAGATTTTCCTGAGAATAAGAACCACCCGAAGTCGCTGACGTGATTTTTATCCGTTTGTTCTTCGCGTCAAGCTCAATTATGTCTCCCGTTCCGAGCGTTGATACAATGCGCCCGCCTTTCATGAACCAGTCTCCGATGTTCGCACCCTCCGCCAATAACAGGTTTGTCGCAACGCTTTCAAATGAAGCCCCGAAAGAGTTCCATTTGTTTGTGTTCGGCGGGGCGACATTTGAGAATGTCCCAGCGTCAATGCGGGCGATATAATATGTTGAACCGTTTTTGACACAATCAAGGCGGTTTTTGTTCCCGTAATATGACTTTGATGAACTGTATGTTCCCCTGTAAACCATAACAGGGCTTGAACCGTCTGCGCCGTCCTTGCCGTTATACGGGGTTAGCCTGACAGGTGTTGTCCATTGGCTGACAAGCGTCTTCCCGTCCCCTGACTTCACGGCTGATGTCATCCACAGATATTCAGCCGACCCGACAGAGGGCGTTGTCGTTGTCCAACCGCTCGGGTTCAAAGATGACTTTGAGAGAGACGGCGGAGAAGTTGTAGAGCCGTTCTTTGCAAATCTCAGTTCAGTATAATTACCCGCTAAACCGTCATCACCCTTGTCGCCTTTCACCCCTTTGATTTGACCGACATTCTCCCATTTTGAGCCGTTCCAAACATACAAGTCCCCGTTGATGATGTATGCGTCCCCCTCAGTTCCCGTTGCGGGGAGCTTTGAAGTGTCAGACAGCGTGCCTTTGATTGTTATGCTCGTTCCGTCAGCCCCCTTTGAGCCTTTTGCCGTGACCGTCCAATAAACCGTGTTTGACGGGGCGACACCCTTTGCGGGCGTGGCGTAAATGTAACGGTAGGTTGATGTCAGACCGTTCAGGGTGTAAGTGACCTCATCGCCGTTATAATATGTGTACGATGAGTTGTAAGCCCCCCTGAAACAGCCGATATAACTTTCTGAACCGCTCTGGCTTTGAACGATAGTCCCCTTGATTTTCAGTTCCCCGTCCCCGTTGACATTATATGACAGCTTGTCTCCGAGTTTGAGGGCGTTTGCCACGAAATCAAAGAAACTGTTCCCGTCCCCTGAAACAACCCTGTCAGTTGTCACACGTCCAGGCAGAACCTCCGAGAAACCATACAGGGTAACGAAACTTCTCACACCGTCATACTCTGAATTGAGGACACCGACAAGAAGATGATAGAACCCTGAGACAGCCTCCATTTTGATAGCTGTCTCAGACAGAATGAAACTTCCCGTCTGTGCCGTTCTTGAAACTTTGGCGTACAGATAGTATTTCTTTGACCCGTCATCAAGCCGTCCGCTTGTATAGGCACTCATGTTCCAATACTTGTATTCAGAGGCTTTGTGCGCTGAACTGATAGAGGCTATCCCGAGCGTCATGTGCTGAATTATGCCCGCCTCCGCTAAAAGCTGTTTCGCCTCAATGTCATAAGTTATGCTGTGGGCGACCTGAACGGGGTTTGTCTTTGAATTGACGAACCTGAATTGAAGACTTTCATCGCCGACAAGCATTGACATCGTCTGAACCGCAATCGGGTTGATTGAGTTCGTGAAGTTCTCCAGCAGAGCGTCTTCAAGCATTGAGATAGTCTCCTTTGCGTCCCTGAACCGTCTCTTTGTGAACTGAATTGAAGCACGGTGCAGGTCTTCCATGACAACGCCCTCGCTTTTCAGCTCATTGAGCGTTGAAGACACGCCTCCGCTGACGGTTGTGTTTGAAAGTTCAATTACGGGGCTGTACGGCTTGTTGATATAATCCTTTACCCCCGTTATGCGAACGAGAACACCGTCTTTCTGAAACTGTTCATCAGAGAACAGGATATAGCCGCCGAGCTTGATCCGACCGCCGATGTTCAGCCAGTCTTTCTTTGACCAAATCCCGTCAAGTTCTCCCGTGAACGTGAATTTCTGTTCTTCATTGTCAAAAAGATATTTCACGGCGGCACGGAACATATCCCACGAAGCACCCGTCTTTGTCTCATCGTCACGGATATAGCTGTCAGGCAACATACACTTGAAGACAGCATATTTGTCGCCCGCTTTCGGGGCGAATGTGGCGTTCGGCATTGTCTGACCGTCTAACTCTGCGGGAACAATCTCGAACCGCCTTGCAGCCTTGTTTTTGACCGCTTCATGATAATACTTGACCTCAAATTCACGCCCCGCAAGCATACCTGACTGAAAGATGATTGTCATCGTCTCGCCCTCAATCAGGCATTCTTCATAATTCAGCGTGGACGGGATGCTTGTGTCGATGATGTCATAGAAATTATTCCCTGCGTCAACAACGGCAACGCTGCTGACCGTTCCGACACGCTTCGGATAAATCTCAGAACAGTCAAGACTGTCTTCGGCGAGCGATGACAGTTGTTTGTCATAACGCCGTATTGACAAGCCCGATTCATCTACCACATAATTGCGGGCGTTAGCCTTGACAAAGCCCGCCTCGTTCTCAAAGTGTTCCCCGTCATAGGCGAGTGTCTGACCAGCGGGAAGCTTGAGTTCAGAAGAACCGTATTTTGACGGGTCTATGTTATCCGTTCCGCCCTGAACAAAGAGTATTTCAATCGGTGGGGTGTCTCCTGTGTTTGAACGCCCGACACCTGACTTGAATCCGTTTCCACGCCCATAGGAAAGAGGCAGGGGTGCGCTCTTGTTGTACTCTACCTTTTTCAGTGACACACGCTTTCCGACAAACTCATATTCCGTGTTGAACTGTGAAGCCTGTTTTTGAAGCGCAGCGATACAGAAGTCATGATCGTATGCGATAAGGGTCTCAACGCCGTCAACACAGTCTCCGACCGTCCAGCCCGTGTCACGGCGGTTCATGTTGTCAACGAACATTTGAAGATGTTCAATCGGCTTTGCGGTCAAAGAGAACTTCAAACGCCCGTCAACGGGATTTCTGAACTTCCAAATCTTCGCCTTTGCTTCGGGAGCTTCAAAAATGACCGTGTATTCAAACAGCCGCTTGTGCTTCATCTTGAAGTTCTCAGGGCGTTCAAGCGTGAATTTCTCCCCCTGAAACTCACAATAAGCCCCGACAGGTATCTCAACATGTTCGGGCAGGGAATAATAAAGAGTAAGGCTGTGGTCGCCCATTATGACCCTGTTCCGATAACTGTTGTCATCGACCTCTACATCAAGAACCCTGTACCCGAGATTATTGTAAATTATCATATCATTAAACTTTGAGTTATTTTTTCCGAATTTCCCCGCATTTCAATTATCTTTTATGATTGGTATGTTTATACCATAATCATTTTTTGCTTGAAATATGGGGCTAAAAAAGCCTTTTCAGGTACAAAGAGGCTTCCCGTCACTCATTTCGTGTTGAACGGCGGCGGGAAGCTGTCTTTGAATGTTACTGAATGCCGAATTCAAGGCAGTCGGCATCCACCTGTGCTTTCAGGGTGGCACGCTCGGACAAATAAGCCTTGTAAGCGGCTATCTTCGCCTTTGCCACCTCACTTGTCTTTGAGCCGTCATACATTCCGAGATTAGCGGCGTTGAACTCATTGACAAGTTTCTGTTCCTGATTGTTGTCCCACTTCTCCGTGATAACCCTTTCAGTTATCTTGTTTGAAGACAGGGGCGACCATACAGTCACTTCCTCGCACTTCCATTGTTCCTTGACAGGGGCTTCCGCCTGAGCGGTCACGCCGTCTGTCTCGGCAGGGGCGGGGTTCTCGACTTTCTGAATGTTGAAGCGGTAAACGAAACTACCGTTACCGACAGCCTCCAATTTGGTCGGCTGATTGTCATAAAATGCTACCATAATAAGACGGTTTAATGATTGTTTTTAATAAATGTTTGCTGTTGCTGTGTTGTGCCCAGCCGAGCCACGGGGCGACCGCCTGTTTATAAGCCTTTGCGTCAAGCGGGGGCTGGCGGCGGTTCAGGCGTGAAACGGCGTGACAGAAATTTTTCTTTATGCTCTTTCGGATAAGTTTCTGTTCACGGAAGAACTGATACCCGACATAATCAAGCGCACGACCGTGCCTGTCCTGACGGTTCTTCGCTATGGGGAATATCTGATAATTCCCTTTGATTGTCAGTTCAAGGTCGTTTTCAAGATAGTCTTTGATGAACTTGAAGACCTCATGAAGAACTTCCTTGCTCTCGGCGAGAAACGGGATGTCATCAGCGTACTCAACACAGGCGATGTGCGGTCTTTCTTTCAGGTTCAAAGCCTTTCTGACAAGTTCAGGCAGCTTCTCGTTGACCCAATGCATGAAATAACACAGGTACAGGTTCGCAAGATATTGACTGAGATAATTTCCGATGGGAAGTCCCTCTGCGCTGTCTATAATCTCATCAAGAAGCCACAACAGGTCAGTGTCCTTGATTTTTCTGCGTACAAGCCTCTTTGTCACTCTGTGGCTGATTGAGGGGTAGTACTTCTTGATGTCAATTTTCAGACAGTAGAGCGGCTTGCCCTTGAAATCCCTGATTATCTTGTCAACCTGACGAGCGCAGCCCTCAATGCCACGCCCCTTGACACAGGAATAAGTGTTGTAAGTGAAAGTCTTGACCCAAATCGGTTCAAGAACATTCATGATCGCATGATGAACTATCCTGTCGGGATAATACGGGAGGCGAAAGATAAGACGTTCTTTCGGCTCATATATCGTGAAGACATCATACGGAGAAGTCTTGAATGTCTTTGTCAACAGGGCTTCATGCAGGGCAAGGATATTCGCTTCACGGTTCTTGTCGTGAACCCTGACCCCGTATGTCCGTGTCTTCCCTCTGCGGGCTTTCTCATCGGCGAGCCGCAAGTTTTCAACGGAGATTATCTTCTGATATAAGTTGCCAATTCTTTTCATCTTCTCTGCTTTGCTTTTCTTAGTTGGAGTCTTCGGTAGCCCATACAACGGGCGTTCCTACCAACACCTTTCGGGGTTTGCGTGATATTTTTTGCCAAGTGGCAAGGCTGTCATTCTTTTATCTTGTTTCATTTCTCAGAACCAATTTCAAAAGCATAGGTGAGAACCGATGTTCGTATTCGAATTCGAGGGGGTGTTATTCGAGTTCGCATAGGCGAGACCTGCATTCGCACCGTTATTCGCGTTACCGCTGAACAACACACCACAAGAATGACCCACCTTTTATGTTGTTATCTCATTGTCTTCATCTTCATTCAAAATAATACCTGTTACCGTTGCTTCTCAATGTCACACGGCGTGGGAACGCTTTCAGTTCCTTGATTTTCTTCAAGACATAAAGGATGTCGGAAGAACCCGTGAAGAATTTCTTGGCGTTTGATTCCAAATCGTCCTTTGACATCTTGATTTTGACAAGCGTCTGACCTTTTGTGCCCTTACTCTTGCTGAACCTTGTCGGGACTTCTTCAATGAAATCGACAACCCAAAATGTCGTGTTGACAAGTTTTGATTGAGTTGTTTCATCGCAGTTGAAACTTCGGCTGCTTTCGTCTCTCGGTATTCTCAGAAAAGCGAGGCTTCCGTCATCTTCTCCCTGAATGTTGTTCTTATCTTCAATCATTCTATTTTGTCTTTTATTGTTTTGTCTTTGATAACCCAGCCCCCGTTGAAAGAGGCTGGGTAGATAATTGTCACGTCATTGAACGGGTTTACGCTGTTGCGGGGATAAAGCAAAGGCGAGAACCGAGGCTCGCAGGCGAATGCGAGGGGGCGTTAGTCGAGTGCGCAGAGGCGAGACCCGCAGCCGCACCGTCAGACGCGCGACCGCCGAACAACACACCACGCAACGTCTCTGATGTCGGAATGTTGGTATAGTGATAATCACAGAAGAACTGTGTCGAACCACCGCCGACAAGTGACGGCATGATTTCGCCGCCCTCTCCGAAGATTATCTCTTTGACATAACCCTCCGCACGGGCTTCATTCCCGACATGGCTGTAACCCTCATAGTTCGTGTCGTTGAACTTCTCGGGGTCATCACAGATGAACACCTTTGACAGGTTGTCCCCGCCGTTATCAGTGGTTGGGCTGATACGGACATTGATAGCGTCTGTCCATTTCCATATATGACCAAACGGATTTTCAATGCCCCTGTAACGAGGAACATCAAAAGTCTTTGTGATTGTTGAGTCATCATTTGCGGCGGTATAAGAGACAGTTCCCGTCTGATTTCCGAGCGTGTCTGTGTGCCCGCAGGGAACGAACGGATAATAACCGTTGAAATTTGACCATGTTCCGTCCCATGTTGTCACGCCAGCACCGAGACCGCCCTGATGATAGCCCTCCGCCGTCAGTTCTGAGTTATGAGCCGCCTGAGAGTTCAGTGTGGCATACTCAATGGCAAAGAGCCAGAACAGGGTCTTGTGCGCCTGATAGACATAACAGTTCCACGCCTTTGAAGAAGTGTTTCTTTTGCGGGCGGCTGTTCTGAAAGCCGTGCGGCTCATCGCTGTCACGGGGCGACCGAGAAATGTCCGATAAGTGCCGTCATACTCAGTGTTGTTGTTCCCGCCTCTGTAATCCGTTCCCATGTTAGCCACAGAACAGAGCTTGCCCGTGCTTCGCTCAATGGCGGCTTCATAGGCTGACACATAAATCAAGGGGACTTGTGTGTAGCCAGGCAGGGGAAGTTCACTGATGCGGACGGTTCTCTTTGTCCCGTTTGTCTCACATTTGCGGTAATGCATGGGGATTTCGACCATAACCTGACCCCGTGAACCGTCTCTGACCTGACCCGTCCAATCTCGTGGGTCAAGATACTCAACGACCTTTCCGCTGTCATCAAGAAGACAACCCCGCATACGGCTTTGAATGGGAACGCTCTTGTGCATAGCCAAATTTCCGACACGGGTACATGACGGAGATGAAACAGACGTGTCAAACTCAATGCCGTAACTGCAATCTTCCTCAACATAAGGAAGCAGAGAGGCGAGGGCAGCTTTCTTGCTTTCCCCGTCTTCGTCAAGAACCTCGACAAACAGGTTGTAGGGGTTCGTCCCTGAAACATTCGGGAGGTCACTCAGACGCTTCCCGTTCTGAAATGCTTCGATAATCTGCTTGATTACCTCTTCTTCTTGTGCTGATAGTGCCATAATCTTACTTGTTTAAGAATTTGAAAATAGTTTTACCTTTATCTGAAATGAACATGACCGAAGACGGTGTGTTCAGTCTCATTTCTTTGCTTCTGTTCCGTCTCTGGGCAACCCATGACCTAATACGCCTTGAAACGGATACTAACAGGCTCACTTTCATACATCTTCTTCCTCCACATTTTGACCGCTTCCCCAATAAATGTCATTCGTTTTCATGATTTCCGTGTCAGGGGCGATTTCCCTGATCGCAAGCGGCGACCAATCATTGAACGCTACGGGTGCTTCTGAGAAATCCCCGTCTTGATAACACTTCACAGAAATAACCGTGTCAAGCGTTGACACGCTGAACTTCGGTCTTATGTAGATTGAGAACAAAGCACCTTTAGGGAGCTTGAAGCCTTGTGACAAGTCTGTAATCTTTCCATGCGAGACGATACGCCCGCCGTTCATTGTTTCGCTGATGTAGCCTTTCTTTGCCATAAATCTGATATTTTGAATGTTGTTTTAATTAAGCCGCAGAACGCCGCTTTGAGTGAAGCGGAGTTGTGTGCGGGTGTTGACAAGTCTCAATGTCGGGTCGCCGACCTCAACCAAAAGCGTCTTGGCGAGAGAGGTGTTGCAGGTTGGTATGACATGAACAACGCTTTTACCTTTCGCCACAGGCGTTACAAGCCCGTCTGTGCCCACGACTACAGCCCTGTTGTCACTGATATAAATCAGGTTCTTCAAAGCCGTCAGAGGGCTTAAAACAGCCTTTATCCTTATCTGGTTGACATTCCCGAACGTGATACGGGGAAGAGGCTCAACCGTCAGACCTGTCGGCACAAGGTTCTGAATGGTCAGCAGGGTTTCAGCCGTTGCCGCTTCCGCCTCTGATGTAGCCTGAACCGCATCCGCTGTCGCTTCATTTGCGGCTTCTGTGGCGGCGTTACAGGCTTGTGTCGCAGACTTGGAAGCCTCTGTTGCCTTTTGAGCCTCAGACGTTGCGTCCTGAGCGTTTTTCGTTGCAGTCTGGGCGTTCTTTGTCGCTGTCTGAGCCTCTGTTGTCGCCTTGACAGCGTTGTTTGTGGCGGTCACGGCATTTTCGGTTGCCTTTTGAGCGTTGGCGGTAGCCGTGTCAGCGTTCTTCTTCGCTGTGTTGGCGGCTGCTGTGGCGGTTTCGGCATTCGCGACAGCCGTGTTTGTCTTGTCTTCAACGAACTGCAGTGAGACCTTGACACTTCTGTTCTGTGAATCCGTTCCTATCGTGAACAGACCTTTCAAGGTGCTGCACAGAGGCAGTTCAGATATTTTTATTTTCTTCATCTGTATATGGTTTTAATTGTTGAACCTGAGATTTCCGTTTGCGGTCAAACGCAATGTCTGTTTGTTGTTCACAAAGCGCATTGACACGTATGAATAGCTGTCTAACATCAAGTCAATGGCGTAAACATCATTCTCCGTGAAGATGACAATGCCGTCCTCAGAGGCGAGAACAGTTCCGCTTTCATCAATTCTGAAATCCCTCGTGAAACAGAGCGTCAGCGTGAATTTCAGCCAAATCCTGTCATCGGGGAAAAACTCAGAGACGGAACATGACTTATAATAGAACGGGAAATCCTGTTCAAGCTCCTTGACCCACAGCGTCCGTTCATTGGGCTGAATAAGGTCATAAAGAAGCGCATCATAGTTCCGCCACAGTTGCTCAACGCTGTTGGCACGCATGAGAATGTTCAGTTTGACATCCTTTGCCTTGAAGAAGACATTCTTCCCGTCATATATCGCCCCTGTCTTTGTCTTGATGTTCCTCAGCATATTCTGTTTGACTGCGGCTGTTTTGATGACTTCCGCAAAACTTCCTGAAATAACCCTCGCCCCGTAGTTTGTCAGAGGGACATCATCTATCAGATAATCATCGGAAGCCGCGATATAACTGACAGGGGCTTTATAGGTATAGCCGTCAAGTGGATAATCGTCAGCGAACTTCAAAGTCTCACGCCCAAGAGTGACGGCGTATTCACGGTTGCTCTGAGAGACAAGGCGGAGCGTGTATTTCCGCCCGATGAAAGCGCAGTCAAAGACGTGATAAGAACCGTCAGAGAGCATGTCGATAAATTCATAATAGCGGCTGAAAACGCCCGAAATGGCAAAAGTTATGCTCACTTCACGGGTGTTCAGAACGGGATTTGACAGGTCGGCTTCAATGCCGTCTTCATCCTGCCAGTCGTTCTTCTCAACGTCTTTCAGCGGCGGCATGGCGACAAGCGTGTTCCACCCGCCGTCCGTGACATAAACGCCGTACTGTTTGTAAACGTCATAACCGTCTATGTATAATTTACCTGACATCATAATATGACCGCATTTCCAGATATGTTACGGATAACCTGACAGCCTTTTGACCCTGAGACAGACACGACAGACCAGCCCGAAGCGTTGATGATCGCTTTCGCCCCGTGAAGCAGAAAGACCTCATGCCGTTCAAGCGTATCACACGTTATTGTTGCGCTCGTTCTGCCGACAAGAACGACCCTTTTGGGGTTTCTGAGCGTCAGAACGCCCGAATCAATATACACACCCTGTTTCTCAGGCTCAAACGGCTTGAAAAGGCGGAATGTCGCCATGTTCGGGAAACGGTTGTTTATGCAGAACTCCATACCCTGCGGGGAACAGAACAGGGCGACAATGTCTTCAAGTGTCTTTTCTGTTCCCTTGAACCGATGACAAGACCCAAGCAGTCTCGCTTGGGAATAGACCTGTCTTATAACTTCTTCAATGTTCATAATCATTTCAATTTTACGCCTTTGAGGGCTATGTCGTTAACTGTATCTTTCATTTCTTTCACTGAACTTTCAACGTCTTCAACGAGACCCGAAATGCGCTCCGTGTGTGTCTCAATGTTCAAGACTGACTGCAAAATCATGTTCACGACAGACAGAATGATTTTTGTGTTCTCCGAGATTGAATAGGTGTGTCCCTGTATGGCTGTCGCCCGCCCGTTGAGTTCATCAACGCTTTCCTGCGAAGCCGTTGCGATACCTTTCTCAGAGGCTTCTCGTGTCGCTTCTTCTGTCACGTCAAACATTGATTTAACACTGTCAGGGAGATTTTCCCAAATCGTTGCGAAATCATCGCCGACAGCGTTAAGGTCCGCTGCGAAGCTGCCCATGGAGTTTATCACGCTGTCAAGGGTGTTTTCTCCACTTCCGTTGGGAAACCATATCTTCTTATATTTGTCAAAGATTTCCCCGAGCGGTTCTTCAAGGAACTTTGAGACAAGCATACGTTTCATAACGTCAGCCACAATTTCGTTCACTTTGTCGCCCCAAGCCTCCGCATAGTCTTCGCCCGCCTGAAACGCCTCAAAGAAAGCGTCCCCAAGTTCGCTTGCAATCTCAGAACTTGACCCGCCGATGATGTCCTCCACCATGTCATTGATGATTTGAACAGCCTCCTGACCAAGTTCCTCAATCTGACGCTGCCATTCCTCAATCTGACCGCCGTCTGACTTCTTCTTGCTCTGTTCAGCCTCAATCTGTTCCTGAATGAGAATTTGCTGCTGTGCGATGTTTTCAAGCTGTTCTTTCGCCGAAGCATATTTCTCGCCTCCGAGAGCCTTGTCAGCCGTGTATTCAATGTTGGCGTATGCTTTTGCAAGTTTTTCGGCTGTCTTTTCAAGAACCTCTGAGTTAGATGAAACATTCGTAAATAGAAGCCTCCAAGCCCCTGCCACATCCCCAACGGCAAGTTTGTTCTTCAACAGTTCTTGATATGTTTCACTCAACGCCTGTCTGACACGCTCAACAGCCTTTCCGCTGTTCTCTTGAAGCCTCACGATGTCGGCGTTATCAAGTTCCCACTGAAGCTGGTCAATACGACCCTGCAACGCCTCTATGTGTTCCTGTTTTTCATCATCGCTGTTGAACAGGTTGACGATCTGCATGACAATCTGCATGGCGGCAGAAATGATAGTCAGAATGACAGAAGCCTTTTCAACAGTGCTTATTGCAGTAGCCGCAGCGACAGCCGTTCCCTGAATGCCCGCTGATGACATATTCACAAGCTGAACAATGCCATTTATCATTGAGAGCGATGAAGTCGTTATATTGCCAGCAACAGAGATTATTTCGCCCGCAACGCCTCCGACCGTGTTCCCGATACTCTCAAACTGTTTTTCGCATTCAAGAAGTGTCTTGTAGAGGTCTTTCCACTCTTTGACGGAGCGTTTGTCAGGGCTGACATCATTCTTTGCCTGTGCGCTCTGAACTTTGTTCTTCGCTGTCGTGACTTTCGCACGGGCGACAGACAGTTGTTTGTCAGAAGCCCCGCCGTTCTTTTCAAGGTCAGCGAGTTCCTGTTCAGCCCGTTCCAAGACCTGTTGCAACTGTTCAAGGGTCATGTCTGCAATTTGATTACACCACGCCTGATATGTCGCCTCCCGTTCAGCGAACATTTCATCAACACGCCGCAGGGCTTCTTCCTCCTGTCTGTTCAGTTCATCGACATTGCCCTGCGTGACACCCTGACGGAGAACGGGACTTCCGCTCTCATCAAGAACATAATTCCCCTGTTCATCTGTCTGATACAGGGCTTTCCGCTTCTTCTCATATTCTTCGGCTATCTCTGTCCTCTGCTGCTCATAAGTCAGAACGTCTTTCAGCATATCATCCAAAGCTGCCCTGTTCCCGTTGACCTGAATTTGACGGGCTATTTCGGCATAGGAACGCAGCATAGCCTGTTGCTCAGAAGACAGGTCAGCCGTTGTCAGGTTCAGGGAGGCTCGGTATTCAATCTCCTGTTCCTTTGTCGCTTTCGGGTTCTGATTGAGCCATTCAAGGGTCTTTTTGTCTTTCAGGTCTTCAATCATCTTCTGCGCCCGCTTGTCATTCTCGGCAATAAGACGGTCGTAGTTCAACTGAACCTGCGCAACGGTCTTCTCATAACCGTCATCCATAGCGTTGATTTGAGCCTGACGGATGTCAAACTCAGCCTGTGTGACGGCTTCTGAAACCTTGTCTGAATACTCCCGTATCTTCTCATTGCGTTGAGCCGTCTCGTTGGCTATCTTCTGTTGTTCTTTGGCGGCTCTTTCCTCATCCCTTTCTTCCGCTTTGGTCTTTGTCGTTGTCCCCGCCTGTTCAAACAGCCCCTGAAATTCCGATGACACTTCCGACATTTTCTTTGTGTATCGGTTGATACGCTCATCAATGGCGTTCAGAACAGGGTCGTTGGCGATAGACCTGTTGAACGCTTCACGGGCGTTTTTCGCCCCCTGTTCAGTATAGACCCAATTTCCGCTTCGGTCAACATATTCGTTGCCGCCCTGTGTCGTGTGAGAATAGCCAGGCACTTTGCTTCCAGCCTGAATTTTATCCCGTTGGTCTTCAAGCTGCATTTGACGCTCAATTCTCTTTGCGTATTCCTCATCGACCTTGCTCTGCCATGCAGCCGCCTCCGCACGCTTCTTGAAAGCGGTCATCATGACTGATGTGTTCTTGACAAAGATGTTTTCAGCGTCATTGACACTTGTAACGGCTATGCCGAGTTCCTTGAACTTTGTCTGACTTTCCTTTATCCATTGACGCTGTTCATGTGCTGTTTTACAGTTCTTGTACTCGGCTTGCAGGGTCTTGTATGTTGATATGGCTTTGCCCGCAGATTCCCCGACACGCTTGTTGAACTCTTCCGCTTCCTCTCTCTCAGCCTTGATTGCGTCAGCGGCTTCATCGGTCGTGTCCCTGAACAGGGCGAACGCAGAGACGGCGGCTGCGACAACAGACAAGACAAGTCCGAGCGGGTTAGCCTTGACAGCCATGTTAAACAGAAGCATAGCGTCCTTTGCCGAACGGATTGACCTTGACAGGGACAAAACAGCCTGAACCGTTCCCCAGATGTTCATCAGCTTGTGTGCGGCGGCAACAGCGATGACGGCGGCTTTGTACGCCCCGTATGTAGCGATGACGGTCAGAAGAACTTTCCCGACTGTCTCCCAGTTCTCAATCAGGGTTGAGACAAGACCGAGAGCGTCATTGATAACACCCTCGTTCTGTTTCCCGATTTCATTGAACATTGTATCAATAGCGTCCTCAATGTTTGAAATCTGCCCTGTTATGCTTTGAGATTGAGCCGCCATGAGACCGCCGAACATGCTGCCCTCGTTTGTCAGGTTAATGATCGCCTGTTCAACTTCGGGGAAGCCTACTTTTCCCTCCTCCACAAGTGCCTTGACCTGATTTTCGGCAACGCCGAACTGCTGGGCAAGCTGTTCAATCAAGGGAATACCACGCCCCAAGAACTGATTGAGGTCTTGCGTGTACAAACGCCCCTGAACCATTGTTGTTCCGTATAGATAGGCGAGGTCATTTATCGGGATTGAAAGACCAGCGGCGATGTCTCCAAGGCGGATTAAGGTTTCATTCACTTTGTCGGCTTCAACACCGTAGGCGAGAAGCTGTTTTGCTGACTGAGCGATGTCGGTCAGACCGAACGGGGTCGTGGCGGCTGTCTTGACAAGTTGAGACATCAGCGCATCAGCCTGAGCCGCCGAGCCAAGCATTGTCTTGAACGCTATTTCAAGCTGCTGAAACTCTCCACGGACGGTCGCAACCTGAGTGACAAAGTTCTTTATCTGAGAGACGGCGAACACGCCAGCGGCGGCTGCGCCAATCTTCTTGAACGCTTCATCAATTCTGTCGCCCTCTGTCTCGGCTGTCTGCCCGATGCCTTGAAGCAGACGGCGTGATTCGGACGCATCAGTCCTCAGTTGGCTGTTGTCAAGACCGACACCGTAATTTAATCTTCCTCCGTCATTGTTCATATTCAGTCGCTTTAATCGCAGTTCTCAAAAAATTCTCTTACCTTGTCTCTGTTCTTCGGGTCATCGGCTTTGATGATGTCTTGTTCTTTGTCTTTCTTATCGTCTGTCTTCCTGTCATAAGTCGGAAGAACAGCACTGAACATTATCATGTTTGTATAGCTGATGTCATACAGGACATAATCAAAACAGAGGTTGAAGCCTTTGGCGAAACCCGCCACTACCGCCCAAATGCTGTCATTCAGTTCTCCACTTTCCTTTGATGAAGAAGATTTACTTCGGTCAGGAAAGTGGTAAGCCCGAAAAAATCGGCTATGTTCATGCTTGAAAGAAGACTTGTCACAGTGTTGTTCAGTTCTCTCGGCGAGAGTTCTTCAAGAACTTCACGGGCGAGAGCCTCCTTTCGGTTTATCACTTCTTCAACCTCGACCGTCTTCTTCACACGGATAAGCCCCCACAGATACCGTTTTTCTTTGATTTGCGGGGTTTTCTTTATCTCTGTGATGTTCTTTGCGCCGAGAATCAATATCGCCACGATTTCGCCCAAAATACGACAATCCTTGGCTACTGAAAGTGTTTCTTCAACTATCTTTTCAGCGTCAAGAGCTATTTTCGGAAGCTGTGAGACAGCCTCCGAGACAAGAATGAGAGTTGCCGTACTCGGCGGTGCGGCTTTGTATGTATTTCCGCCCACTACAGGAAAGACCG